TACTATTAATAACCATCATTCCCATATTATAAAATTCTGCTCCTAGCTCATTCCATTTCCAATTTACATCTGTTAAATTTTCAAAAGCAGACTTAGAATATTTTCTTATTTTTGATTTATATTTTTTTGCACAAGGCAGTTCTCTTTCTGCAACTGCACCAAATGCATATTCTTCAGTTAGGTCCCAAAATATATTAGGAGCTTGTTGTCTTATATAAATGTCACTATCGATAATTGCTACTTGTTCATATTGGTTTAGATACGTAAAGGCATTTTCTTTTTCATATATAGGCATGTAACCTAAACGCTCTACTGCTTCCTTACTTCTACCTGTTCTTGACATATCTGGTCTAATTTTTAATATAGGTTCACGTTGTACAATATGTGTCATATTATATTTGTTACAATAGTTTGCAACACTTTGTATACAATATTCATACAATTTACTTTGCTTTCCTACAGCTACCTGATAAATCATTCTTTTCATTTAAGATCCTTTGTAAAACTCATTTTATCTGATTTAAAAGTTACTTTGTTTTCTTTATCAAACTTCATATCTACAATACCATCGCATAACATCCAATCTGCTGGCATTGCTCCATTATTATGTACCCAGTCTAAAATTTTTTTCGCTCCATTAGGAGTTATTCTATATGCTCTTGCACCTTCATACCAATTTCCTGGAGGTATTGGTTTAGCTTTGTTAAAGCCCTCAAATTTATATACATCAACATCTAAAAATTGCCCCATTGGCTTTTTAAAAATGACATCATGTTCAAAGATACAAATTGGCTGTTGTTCTAAGAAACATCTTTGCCACAAAAGGTACTGACTTAAGAAACAACCTTGTACACCAGGGCTTTCCATTAACCTTTTGCATTTTTTGTGTTTCTTGTAAGGAAATAAATTATGGTCCTGTAATTTTTCTAGTGTGCCATCTACACCAGGAAATAAAGATACATTCCAGCCATGAAACCTACCAGTTTCTAATGCACGAATAGCCATGTTCACACTATTTTCATATTTTGGCAAGTAGACAATGTATCCTTTGTTCACGGTAAATCCCTAATTTCTTTTAAGATTTTATTATACCAGTGCTCTGGCAACCATTTTACTTGAGCGGCTTTGAAACGTTTATCTTCTTTTTTACTTCCTTTACCTGTGCTAAAAACTTCATCTCTTTTCATTCCCCAAGCGTTCCATTTGTAAGGAATTTTTTCCCAATGGTTTCCCATATTAGCCCATTCTGCGATTGTAGCTTTAAGTACGTCTTGATCAACATACCAATACACACCTCGTTCAAATGCTTCTATCATCCGTGTACTGAATAGATCTCTAAACTGCATTCCTTTATCCTCTATTCCTAAAGATAAAGCACTTGCAATAAACACTCCAGGATCTTTTGGTTTGGGCATAACAGATACGTATTTTGTAAGTTGCCTAAAGTCAGCAGTATGAAATCCGTTACGTAAGATTGTATCACAATCAATTTGGAAAATATGTTGATGCGGATTTTTAAATAATTGATTTAATCTCATGAATCTTACACTTGCAAGATATGTTCTTCTTGCAATATAATCAAGATCATTTGTTTTAAAAATATGAATACCCTCTTTCATACGTTTTTTATTTTTATCTAAATTTGCATAGAAATCTTTTGTTACAGATTCATGTGTGTAAGTAAATTTGTACTTGCTTTGTAAATTATCTAGCACATGCTTGTCCATGTTGCCTTCGTTTATGATATGGCAATGTACATGTACCCAACCCACTGTTCTATTAATACTTTGTTGTAATGCATAACCATGTCTATCAAAGTAATCATAATCGCAACTGAAAAATACTATATCTGTAGCTTCTTCAGGAACACATCTTCCTTCTAATGGCGGCAACTTAAACATCTGGACTAATTCCTGGTCTATATCCTAAGACAGCATTCTTTTCGCCTTTGCCTAATTTTCTTATCATTCTGTATCCTAATGGCATAAGAATGTCTCTAATGCTATCTTGTTTGTACCCATATCTTTCTGGATGATCTTTTCTCTCATATAAAATTATAGGCTTACAACGTTCTATTGTTTTTATAGCACCTTTAGCTACAAGTGGTTCGTATCCTTCAGCATCTATTTTAATAAAATCTACATTGCTTAATTCAAAAGAGTCTAATGGTTTTATTTTAAATTTTCCTTCTTTTTTATCTGGATTAATATGAGTTCCAAAACTTTTATTTGTTGTTTTTATATCAACGTTTTTCTCAACGTCACCTATTCCTACAGGATGTGTAGTTACATTAAAACTTTCTTTCATGTTTAAATTATATTGTAAGCAAGGAAAAATATTTAGGTTGATTTCAAAGGCATGCACATGTTCAAAACTTTGGCTCAACCTATACGAAGTAATACCTACGTGTGCTCCTATATCAACTGCAATACGCAATTTACTACAATGAGATATTGCAGTTTGCAATTCAAGATTTTGATATTCTTCAATCTTTCCCATGCCTTGTTTCTTAGCACTCTTCAAACAAATGTCGTCTTTAATAGTTTGCCAACCATCTAATGTAATATACTTCATTTTTTAACCTGATAATCAAACGTACATAACCAAGCAAGTCCGCTCTGGTAATCGTCTCTGCTGAATTGACTCCATGCAATATGTTCTAGCATATCCATTCTATCAAACCCAACTTGATTTTGCCAATGTTGCACTGCACTTTGCCCTAGTATCTCTATTGGTTTACCAAGACATAATGCTTCTACTGCGGCCATACTATGATATGTAATTACTTTCTTTGCTTTCTTCATCATAGGAATAATTTCCTGCCATCTCTGCTTTCGTTTTCCTATTTTTTCTCTTATCATCAAAGGACCTTGTCCTTCGTAGTATTTAATAGTTTTATCTCTCCAGGATTTGTAATCTTCACCCATATACTTAAATATGTTACTTTCATTAGGCATTACAAGTAAATTGTAATCACCATTCGGATTCCATTCTCCCCAAAGACTATCGTCAATCTCAAGGAGTTTGCGTCTGCTTTCGCTAACTGGTCTTACAACTGTATTTTGTAGTGAATTGTAACTGATACGATAATGCATAGGACGTTTATGCTTGTGATTACCTATGTAACCATTATCTATATGAAAAAAGTTTATTGATTTATCTTTTATTATTGCATCAAATACCCAGTCATCAAATGGATGGCTAAATGCTAGATATCTGTCTTTTTCAATTTCATCAGCTGAAGAAATTGTCTTTACATCACAATCACTGTAAAGATAGGTAAAAAGTTGACCTCTAAGTTTTTTACTATTTTCTGGTACCTGAAACTTATAAGGAAGCATCTTCCATGCCTGCTACTCTTAACTTGACTACATTAGTGATTTGCCACTGTTTTTGGTCAAGTCCTTTTAGCAAGCCGAGCCACTTGTTTCGCAAAAGTGCAAATTCGTTTATGATCTTTTCATAGTCAACTACATCTGCTTCACCGTCAACGTACTTTTCAACGTCTCTACTAGACAAAGCTCTTTGATAATTTTCGAGATACTTTTTAAAAAATGTGCTACGCAGTCTGCGTAATTCAATATTTAGATAATTTAGAATTGCTTCGATTTCTTGTAACTGATGGAATCTATGTTCAACAATGCCGGGCATTTCTGCCGCGGCACGTTCAACATTACCTTTTAGCTTTACTTCTTGTCGAGCGTTGGCAAGTTCTGATTCAAAGTGTGTAATTGCATCAGGAATCTTGTTTATATCTCTAGCTACTTCAGAGTACCAACCCATTAGTCATCCCAATCATCGTCCTCAGCATCGTCAACTTCATCGATGTCTAAGTAGTAGTTTATAGCAGAATCAAGATGATCGCAACTGCCTATTGCTTCTCTAAAGTCTGAGTCTTGTGCTCCATAATCGGCACAAGTATCTACAAAACTTTCAGCAACAATATCTATTTGCTTCTTGTCAATGCTATCTTTAAATGTGTTCCACACGTCAACAATAAGACTGCTTTCCATAGTAAAATTACTCCTGTTCTGGTTCTGTTGGTTCTGCAACCTCGATATTTACCTCTGAGGATTGATTATTGATATAATCTGACATAACCATGTTTAACAGTTCTCCAGACCAGTTTTTACGATATTCTTTAGTTTCTTCACCTGCAGAATTAACGTACTTCAGTCTATTACCATCTTTTACAAGTAAGCCTTGTTTTTCAAACATGTCAACAAGTCCACTATACGGATCCATACCTGTTTCATAAGGAATTTTAACCTGCACACCTTCGAAAGGTTTTGCATATCTTGTTTTCATTACCTTACAACCTGCACGAATACCACGTACATCACTTACCTTATTACCATCTTCATCTTCTTTTAATTTTAGTTTTTTCATTGCTACAACAATAGAAGATGCATAGATAAATCCTTGTCCGCCTGATATTTTATCATCTGGATCAAACATATCTTGTGATGCATAAGTGTGGTTAGTACATACCATACCTACGTTATGACTACCAAACATGTTTACACAGTTTCTTACAAGTGCAGTAAGTGCCTTAGGTTTACGACCCATGTCACCTTTCATATCACCCTTGTTAAACTGATCAACATCAGTAGGAGTTAACAACATGCCTAACGAGTCAACTACAAACAATACCTTTGGTCTTTCTTCTTCGGGCATTGCTTTGTAATCATTCATGAATACACTAATTGTCTTAGCAACATCATCAATCATTGACATGTTTAGTTTTAGTAGTTTGCTTTCGCTTGTGTCTACATCTAGTCTTTGTAACCAGTCTTCATCAAGTGCATTTTCACTGTCTACCAAAACTACAAATATACCTTGTTCTTGTGCCGCCTTTACAATGTTACCAGCACAGAAATAAGATTTACCTGAACCTGATTCACCTGCAAATACAGTTACTTTTCCTAACGGAATACCTTTATGGAAATCACCTGATACAAGATAATTGAGTGCATAGTTACCTGTTGAAATCCAATCAGTGGGATCATTAAATCCTGCACTCATTCCTGTAATGGATTTTGTTAATTGTGTCCTAAACTTTGTAGGATCAAACGCCTTTGCCATTTTACCTCCTTAATAAGCCTTATGGGGGATTTCTCCCCCACAATATATATTTTTATTGATTAGTTCTCGCACGTATCATGGAAAGAATGTCTTCAGCTTTTCCACTTGTTGTTGGTGCTGGCTCTTCTGCCTTTGGTGCTTCTGTTACCGGAGTAGCTTCTACCGGAGTTTCCTGCTTTGGGGAAGTATCCACCTTTGCAGTTTCAGAACTTGCAGATTTCACAGGATCACCTGTTCTAGCCGCCATACCCGCTGGACGGAAATATTGTCCGAAACGATCCATGTCGTATGCTTCACCATCGACACTCGCTTCAAACATTTCCTTCATTACTTTCACTTCGACATCTGAGGGCTTCTTAGGAAGGAAGTCATTTAGATTAAACAATCCATTTGCTTCGATTGCTTTCATCTCTGCGTCTGCTAATGGACGCTCACGTCTTGCCCAACTTGATGTTGAGTAGTCAGCATATCCGCCTTTAGAACTTTTAGTTAGACGGAAGTCTACACCAGCAGTATAATCTGTTGGCAGTTCTTCCATATCAGGATCCATAAGAGCCTGTTTAATAATTTGGAAAATTTGCGGTCCAATTATAAAACGTCTAATTGGATTTTCTGGAGTTGAATCCTCATTAAGAGCATTCTCAGTTACAAACCCTTGGAAGATATAACTTCTTTTCTTCCAATATTTACGACCCATGTCCTCAAGACTTGGATCTTTAAACCAGCCACGAACTTCGTTCAAAATTTCACAGCTATCACCATACATTTCCATACAAGGAATTTGTACTTGTACCGGACGACTATCAGTGTCGCCTTTTACTCCTGCGAAAGGCAGTTTGATCATCAAACGTTCTTTCCAGAAAAATGTATTGGATTCGTCACCGTCTGGAAGAAATCTAACTGTAGTAGTTTGACCTTCCTGCATATTCCAGAATGGAAAAATTGCATTATCGCCACCGGATGATTGATTGCCTCCTGAGCGATTTTCTTGTTCTTTGAGCTTTGCTCTAATTTCTGCTAGTGTTGCCATAATATAAGCCTCCTTTAATTTAATTGCCTTATAGCTTTGTGCCTGAACATGCACAATAATTAACATTGTACATGATATTATTTATAAAGTCAAGTGTTTTCTTAGACTTTTTTTGAAGTTTTGGCTATCTTAGTCCAGCTAAATGCTGAATTCTTGCCATTTCTTCATCTTGCCCACGTAATAATTCTGAAATTATTTGTTGGGCTTCTCCAACATGCTCATCGCCGTAGTCTTTTTGTACTGCTGTAAGCACTGCTGTTTCTCCTTTTGGAAATGCATTCTGCGTGTAATCATACATGCTTTTGATGAACTCTTCCAATGGAATCTCGTTTTTTGGTTTCATTTCGTCATGCTTGCCTTTTGGGCTCACATCAATCGTAATGTCCTTTTCGTCCTCTTTTTCTGGTTGTTCTTCTGATTTGTCTAATGCTTTATCAATTAATTTATATCCGCCATATGCAACTATAACTGCAACACTGGCAGGTAAAGCATATTTCGCCGCCATTCTTGCAATAGCCGCCGCACCCGGAATGTCTGGGAGGTATTCCATAATGCTCTCAACACTGTCAACTATAAAGTCTTTGAAATCATTTAACTTGTCAATTGCATAAATTCCTCCAGCACCCATCGCTGTTTTGCCTGGATTATCTTTCGCTATCTTTGCCGCTTTTTTGGCTACTTTTGCGCCGCCCTTTGCCGCTTGTTTAGCCATACCTTTTACAGCTTCTTTTGCACCTTTTTTGGCAAGTCCTTTAGCTATAGCACCTACAGCCATTCTGCCAATCATTGCTATTGCCGGTATTGCTAACGGAGCAATTTCGTCTGTTCTTTCATCTTCGTCAGTCTTCTTTTTATTGTGTTGGTCTTTTATTTTTCCAATCTCTTCAGCACTTGCACCTTTACCTGCGGCACTTTGAATTTTCTTCATTCCGTCTTTACCATACTTCTTTACACCTGCACGGTACATGATGCCACTTTCTGCAAGTTCATCTTCTGTCCAAAATTCTAAGATATCCATACCAGCGTCTTCAATAGCAGACTCTAAAGTATGTTCTTCACCGTCCGATGTTTTGAATTTTGTTCCAGGTTTTGCGCCTTTAGCTTTTAGTTCTCTAACCTTTTGTGCAAACTCATTACCCTCGTATGCTAACGGTTCTCTGTTAAATTCTGCTCCGTTAACAATTTCATCTGCAAGTTTTTCAAAGCCGTATGTATCATCACCCATTGATTCGTCTTGGATTAATTCTGTTTGATGTTTTTTCAATTCTTCCATTGAATCAAACTCACCAGTCACTTTTCCATCCTTGTATGAAATAAATTTGTCGCCTTTTTTCTCTGCCGCAAGTCCATACTTGTTCATGCCCATTGAATCTCTTTCGCCTACAGTATCTTCAGCTACTCCAATGTCATCTACCATGATGTCAATAATTGTTTCATGATCATCATCACCATGCAATCCATTTTCGCCTGCTGTGATTTCATATTCTCTTCTAATAAAATCGCCTTCTGGACCTTTTTCCTTCATAAGGCTTTCGATTGCTTGTTCAGGTTCTTGAGATTTTGAAATCATCATCTTTACTTTTTCTTCAACATCTTCACCTAACAGTTCTTCTGGTCCAAGCTCATCTACTCTGTTTGCTTCACTTACAAGTTTGTAAATGTACGGAAAGACACCTTTGAGCTCTTCGTTAAACTGTTTGATCGTAAGTTCGTCAATCCAACTATTTGAAACATCTTCTGGAACTTCTTCTAGCACGGTTGTTTCGAAGTTCTCGAATGCTTCTTTATAATGTGAAACTGACTGTAACGCATGTGCCGTTTTCTTAACGGCTTCAATTCTTTCGTTAACAACATCTAAATATCCTGCTAAACTTTCAGCCATTACACTTGAGCGATTCATGTAAGTTTTGAATTTTCTTAGCTTGGATAGTTCTTCTGAAAGACCAATAATGTGTTTACCAAAATCATCATATGGATTGCCACCTTCAGCAACGTGTCTTGCCATTGCTCTTGCACCATTAAGATGTTTCATTGGATACTTAAATCTTTCTCCATTTTCACTTTCAATATAAATTCCAGCAATATCTCTTGTTCGTCCTGCTGGTTGTTCATGATTGATTGGCCCTGTATGCTTAACAATCATTTTAGCGGAACCAATATCTTGAAAACTGGTTCTACTTGTTCCATATAGTTTTGACTCGCTCATTTGTTTCTCCGTGCTTAGATATTCATAATCTCTTTTATCTAGGTTTGATTTTGTTATATCTCTTGTATCAAAATTTAACATTCTCTTTTTTGCAAACTGTCTCAGTTCTTTTAAAAACCCATACCAATTGCTTTTAATGCTTTCTTGTTCACTGTCAAATAGCTTTTGACTGTACATTACAACTAGGTCTTTTTCATCTAAACTTATGCTCACTTTCTTACCTTCAGCAAAGTCAAATTCAAAAAATCTAGCAGTTTTAGGTTGATTAGTTATAGTAGTATCCTGATCGCCAATAGTAATCGAAGGATATCTTCCTCTAATCTTGTTAAAAAGCTCATTTGCAACTGAATCAAGGTTTTTCATAATAATATTTATCCTAATAGCCACCTGTTACGAATATAGGCATGGGTGGTTCAATGGGTTCTTCGCCCTCTGCTTGTGTGAATGAGTTGTAAATTCTAGGATCCCAATCACGCAATACTGTCATCATTCTAAGAGCTAACAGCGTAGCACTTATCAAATCATCTGTTTCTCCAAGTTTTGCTTTGTAACTTGTGCCTGTAGCAACAAAAGATTTCAATTCTCCGATAAGCACTTTACTGTTTACCTGTAATTTATCATTTTCAACCATGGTTTTGAGTCTGCTACAAGCTGTTATTTTTGACCCGTGTGTTGTGTTGAAACCTTTTCTAAACTTACGTACATGCCCTTTTCTTATAGGTTCACTTATAAAAAGTCCTGGGATATTTTCTTCGCCCATATCATTAATAACAATAAGTGCCGCTTCACCAATACTGTTGTTTTCAACACTCCAATATATATTATTTGCATTACCGCATTTTTGCTGTATGTGTGTTGTAATGTCTTTTAATATTCTTATCTGAGCAGGTATAGGAGTTTCATTATGTCTCCATTCTGCAACTTGTTTATATGTTGGCAACTCAAAAACCTGTATAGCGGCATAGTCGCCTCCTGTTCCCATAGAAGGATCTAAAGCTACAACATAACTTTCTGTAGATTTAGGTTCACTGTACCAACGTGTTTGACCCATATTTAATTTTGGATCAATACCTTCAAGCGTAGATAGTTTTATTGAATTAATTAAAGTTTCGTCATAGACAAGAAATTCACATCCGTATTCTCGTCTAAAGCGTTCTTCTCCAATTCTTCCTAGTTCAGCTTCTTTCCATTCTTCATCTCTATCAGGATGTTCGTCCCAGGTAGCAGTAAATCCGTGAAATCCATTAATGCCTGTTTCCTGTTCATTACCATTTGCGTCAAACTTATTTTGACTTTCCTTCCAAATAGTAGCAAATGTATCTTCGTCTGAGTTTGGAGTAGATGTAATAATTGCACGACCACCTGTTGCAAGTGTAGGAGATATAGAAGTCCAAAATTCTGTTGCAATACCCGGATTAACAAATGCAAACTCATCACAGTATAATAATGAAATTGACATACCTCTACCAGTGTTACCTGTGGTTGTTGAACTAACGATTCTACTACCATTTTCAAATTCCATAGATCCTTTGTTATAGTTAATAACACCTGCTCTAATAAAATCAGGACATAGTTCATAACCATATCTAATTCTTTGCATAATTTCCTGTGCACCTGTATATTTGTGTGCGGCAATCAGTATCGTCTGATCTGCATGAAACATAGCATACCAAAGTAAGTAACCAGCGGCGGTAGTAGTTTTTCCGCTTTGTCTTGGTAACATGTTGATGTTAAATCTATGTGAATGATAACTTGATAACAATCTTTCTTGATAAGCGAAAGGCTCAAACAACATCTTTCCGTCTACAGGATGTTGAATGTTAAAAAAATGTTTACAAAAATGTAAGTACCCTGTGTCTGGATGCATACATGCTTGTAAATCAGCTATCTGTGCTTCTGTGAAAGTTTCACGTTGATTCGCTTTTTTAGTTAATACACCATCTAAACTCTTGCTCATATGAGTATTTAACCAAAAAAATAGGCTCCGAAGAGCCTATTTGATTCGCAAAGTTTGGGGGGTTTACTTTTTATATTCTTTATATAAAGCGTCTAATTCTTCTTTAATTCTACCAGCAAGTGCCATAGGATTATCTCCGCCTGCTACTTTTGGATAGGTCTTTTTAGGTCTGTTGATATCATCTCCACCTTTTACCATATCTGAATATGGTGCATACTCTTCATCTGGAGAGTTTGCATAATCGCCGCCTTCAACAGCTTCTTTGTCTGTTAGTTTGTCGCCAACAGCCGCGCCTGCAACACTTGGAATAGCACCTCCAATTGCTTTACCTATCTTGCCACCGGTCATTGCACCTTTAGCACCACCTGCCACTTTTGCGGCAAGTCCTTTAGCACCTGTAAGTCCTGCACCAGCTGTTTTAGCACCAAGTGCCGCTCCAGCTTTAGTACCTAGTGCCGCTCCTTTAGCCGCTAATGCACCTGTTGCACCTGTTGCAGATCCTAATGCTCCGCCACCTAATGCTCCTAAGGCCGCACCAATTAATCCTGCTTTAAGATCTTGGTCTCCTGGTACATCATCTTTACCTGGAATGTTAGGATCATCGTCATGTGCTCCTACTATTCCTCTAAACTTGTCAATGTCTTTTCTCATTGGCAACGGCATATCTCCGCCTACTGGTTTTGGATCCATTCCAGCGTTTCGCATCATTGCCATCAACTGTCCAACTTGACTAGCATCATCGCCTGTCATTGAAATGTTCATAGATGCCGCTTCGTTGATTTGCTGTTTTTTTGATTTTTCTTCAGTTTCGATGTCAGTCATCTTCTGAATCATATCTTTCATAATCATGTTACTTACTCCCTATTGGTGATGTTGTTCCAACGTTGTCGCTGATATCTTTTGTATCACCTGGTTTAACATCTGCGATTGGATCGTTAGTTTTTTCTTTACGAGCAGTTTCAAGCTCTTTTAAAAGGTTCATTACTCTGCCTCCGCCAACAGTTTCCTGTGCTTTTGGATCAGCTTGTCCCATGTCTTCTTTATCTAACTTGGTTTCGTATGGACCTTCTTCTTTTTGTGCTTGGTATTCCATTCCTGGCTCGTTAACGTTTCTAACTAAAATCAATCCTCTATCCATTCCAGTGCATGCCGAAATGTATTCGTGCAATACTTGTGGAGTTGTTGGGTAATTCAAAGAAACTTCATAATAAGTTACTTCTGAGTTAGAAAGTTGTGGAAAATCTAGTGGGCGTTCTTGTATTGGCGTTTTCTTGCCTGCACCCATTGTTTCAATGCTGTATCGCTTTAAAGCTGTTTCTAATGAATCTTCGAATCCTTCTGGAAGTTGTCCTGCGACTCCAATTGAAAATTCGTATACTTTTTTTGCTTCTGTTAGATATTTTTCAAACATGTTTCCGTCCTTATAAATTATTTATCCATATTCTTAAGTTTTTCCAGTAAACTATTGCGATCTGTAACAACATATCCTTCACCCTGCACAATATCACCTTCATTTCCTTTGCTATCTTTGTCTAATTTTTCTTTTCTTAGTTGCAATTCTACCATTTTTAGTTTCTTATCTAACTTTGCTACCTTTGCATCTAGGTTAGTTTTTAACATTTGGCCTGCAACTTCGAATACCCTACCGCTATATCTAGATTCAACGTTCATTCCGAGATCCATAAGGTCATCATACGCATCCATTGCCTTCTCTGCTACTTCGCCTAGTTCTTTATCTGCTAGTTCACCTAGACCTTTTACCTGAGGCAAAGCGGCATTGATTTTGTCCAATTCAGCAATATCACGTAAAGTATCATTTTGCTGTGTTACAACATCATTTTTATCTTTTTCTTTTTCTTGTTTGATTATTTCCTTTGAATCGGGTAAATCTAACAATTCTTCTAATTTTTTACTCATAACATTGACTCATTATATGCTAGTATTATTTATCCTACTATGTTAACCGCGTCTGCCCTGATGAAATAGCTCTTTTTCAGTAATGACTCTAAAACTTATGCCTTTGGACTTTGCATACTTTCCTGCGGCTTCCCATTTTGCCATATTTAACACGTACGATGCTTGATTTTGTTTGTTTTTGCCCAAACTTTCTCGCATCGCTTGTGTGCTTGGTTTTATTTCTATAAGCTCTACTTTATGTTTACCATTTTTATCTTTATATTGTATAAAAAAATCTGGCACATATACAGTTGGTTTTCCTGTCAAAGGACTTCTGTAAGGTATTTTAATTGCTTCACTTGCCCAGGCACCTATAGCAGGATTTTCGTCACAAAATTTCATGAAATGAAATTCCCAACTTGATCTATACGTTGGTGTTTTCTTACCTACATATTTTTCTGGATGTTTTAGAGTGTACTTGCCTTGGGCCCAACGCTTCATTGGTTACCCCATAATGTTTCTAGATTCTAAAGGACTTTGTTTTTCTTGCACTCTAAATCCTAAAGTGCTAATTTTTTGTCTATTAAAGTTTAGTATTTGTGCAACTGTAAAACTTAATTGAATTTTTTCTAAACCTTTTAAAGTATCGAGTAATTCAAAAACTTTTATTCCATCTATTTTTGCCTGTTGCAAAAGAATAGATCCAGTTGATCTTGCCGCTGATTCGTCAAACCCTTTTGATTCTAAAAACCCTACTACAGCATCTACATCATTACTAGGAAATTGTAACTGATATCCGTAAAAAGAATTGAAATATCTTTTAACTGGATCAGCACTATCTGCATCTTTTTTTGTTGGCAAATTAATTTGTGACATCTTACGTTGGTCCTTCCGGAGTATTTGCCGCAACACTGTCTGCACTTGCTGATGTTTCAGCACCACTGCCGCCACCATTAGTTAAGAAGTTTGCACCTGCTACAAGTCCACCTGCTAGAGCCAAAGTCTTAAGACCGCCTCCGCCTCCGCCTCCACCTGAAGGGAAAGCAACTCCAGCAACTCCACTTACATCAATACCTGTAGTTTGACCAATTGCATCAACTGCTGAACCTAAAAGCTCTCCGCCGATTCCAGATTGTGTTAACGCACCAGCATTTTTTAAAGTGTTTGCCGCATTTAAAACTGTTCCAAAACTTACATTACCACCTGATATATCATCAAGCACTCCCATACCACCTGCCAGAACTCCACCTACTCCTAATAGACTAGCCGCACCGCCTCCAGATATAGATATCGGACTTGGAGTCTTATCATAATGCTCTTCGGCAAAACCTTTTGGACTTCCATTTTTGATTGGTCCTCTGCTATAATGAACTGTTTCGTATTCTAATGACATTACGTTTGATACAGGGTCACTAACTGAATTATCCATTGTATCATGTGTCCAGCTTGCAACCAAAGGATTTACTAAAGTCATTGCAGTATATCTTTTTCTCGACATCTGGCTGATTGTTATACTGTTAAAGAATGGTTGAAAACTATCATTATCAAAACCATATCTATACTGTTTAGCACCAAATTGATTTCCTCTATTGTAAGCATACTGCTTAATTGTAGGATCAATACTTCCATCTGGTTGTACTTTTGTATAATTGCCGTCTCTATAATAATATCTATAGTATGCTTCCCACATGGCAGTTGTTACACCATATGAATCATCATGAAAAGTAATTGTTACAGGATTGTAATCAATTCTCTTTTGCACAATTCTTTTTCTGTTGTATTGATGTTTTACATCTGTTTGAATGTTAAACTGTGGTAACGTGACACTTTTCACAAGCATGTTTAATTCATTCATATGCTTTTCAGCAAGCTGTGGTATTACTGCACTAGCTTCTGAATTAATGTTAAAACTTACGTGATAAAGAAATTTTACTTTAGGAGATAGTCTGTGACTATCGTCAACATATAGTCTAGCACCGTGTTGATAATCTGCAAGATTACCTTTTGGGTTTAATGCACCAGATGCTAAATTGTCTAAAAAGCCATTTAAAAAATTAGCCATACTATTCTCCTATACAGTATTTATCTTATAGAATAATGTGGGTATTTAATTCAGTCATAAAAAAAGGGCCCGTAGGCCCTTAATTTAATTTTTTTATTGATTAAGTAGATCCGCCGCCAGTAATTGCAGTGTTTATAGTTCTGCCAATCGCTGTACCTATTCCAGTTCCTTGTGGAGTCTGGATAGCGTTATCGTATCTGATGTTCAATGTTGTTGTTACAACTTCTGATGTTGCATAGTTCAATGAATTATAGTTCGCTGATTCTACATAACAACCATAAAGTTCGAAAGTTTCTAATACTCCTGGAATATTAGCACCATTACCACCATCAAGAATTTCAATTCTAGTTACAAATTTGTAATCACTTCCTGATGCCGCACCGGACATTTCAAAGAAATCAAATTGTTTCTGTAACTGTTCACCAACAAGTTTCTGCACGTTGTTGCTAACATCTTCACGTAGGTTAAGCGTAATTGGCTCCCAAGTATGTTTACCTGCAAGAAATACTCTCGAATTGTAAATGTCAACTGTCATTTGATCGAACGATACGTTTGGTCTAGTAACGTCCATAACTTGTTTTGTAAGTTCAGTTGTTGGACTTGATACACCGAAGTTTTCTAGTGATACCCTAAAACGGTATTGTAGTTTGGGCATCAACAGACCTTGATTTGATGCACTAGCATTACTATCTAACGGTACTGTTAATCTTGAAAGTGTTGAAATTGCCATTCTTTGCTCCTATTACTTTTATTTATCCGTTTAGAGTCCCGCTATTTCTCCAGTGTTTTTAAGTCTTAGTGGAATGTAAATAAATTCCACAGCCTTCACTGGCTCAATCGCGATATCCACGTATAGTTCATTTCTATCTATTCTAGCTGGTGTGTTATTTGACTCATCACAAACAACTAAGAAGTCATACAATGCTCTTTGAGATACAAGTTCTAACATTAAGCTATCTACTTGTGCTTTGATTTCATCACGTGTGATTTTATCATTTGGTTCAAAGATATACGGTTTTGCAAGTTTCTTAAGTTGTGATCTTAGGAAAATTACTAAACGTGCAACATTGATTCTATCTAACGCACTTGCATTTCTTGCTCTAGTTTTTTGACCAAAGTTTACAAGTCCTGCACCTGTTAAGAATGTAATTGGGTTAACATTTAATGAGTAAAGTGTATCACGCTGACCTTCGTTAAGTGCAATTGACTTAAATTCGCCTTCTGCATCAACAAATCCTGCGGCACTTGCATTTGTTATTCCACCACGTCTTGTACCTGCTGGTGCAAACCATGGAAACGATACTTGATCGCTTAATGCTAGTGTTCTTAGGATACCGTGACTTGGAGGAACAACAACGTTGTTACCTGCATTATCACTTGTGAATAAGCTAGGATAAAACACACCTAAGTATTCATCTCTTGTTACAAGTCCTCTGTCATTATCTTCTACAGCTAAATTAACATTGGATCCCCAATCATTAATAGTAGTTGCATCTGATTTCAGTCTTACTGGAGAGTCGCCAACGATAAATGCAGTTAAACCTCTATCATTGTTTAATGCTACCATTTCTCCAATTAACTCTGGATAACTTGGACATGCCATTACGTTAAACAATCTTGATTCATCATCTCTAATATCTTGGTTGCTATTAACCATTGCTTGTAGAGCTTGAACAATCACTTTACGCTGAGCTTTACGTCCAAAGCTACCTGCACCGTCAACTTGGTTAGCTGATTCAGTTACCCATCTATGCGGATAATATAATGCTTGACTTACGTCTCCCATTCTTATATTTTTAGCTGTTAAGTCTACATAGTTGCGAACAAATTTCTTAACATTAAATCCGCTTCTACGTAAGTTCCATAACAACATACCTTTTGGATATAATGCTGGATCTGGACAATCTGTATCTAAGTGATCACTTACTAACATTTCTTTGATTGTTCCACTTGGTGCCGCTGTTGCAGTTCCTCCACTTGTACCAAATCTTGCATCAGCAAATAAAATACCATCTTCAGTAGTTTGATCTGCTTCGTCTAATGCAATCCATTTAGCAAGGTCTGCATTGTATTTGTATACTTGTGGATAGTTTTCTAAGTCAGCAGTTGACACCCAAATGTCACCAGTTACTAGTGGTGTTGTATCTGATTGTTGTGTAGGCTCAGTAGCACTTACGATTGGACCATCTGGACTTGCATCTGTATAAACATTTTGATAACCTTTCCAAGTTGTTCCATTGTGTACTAGAATATCAACTTCGTCAACAATTGAGCTATACCATAATCTTCCATCTGTTGTTAATGCAGTTGGTGCATTTGCGCCAGCTGTATAAGTTAAGATCTTCCAATTTGAAGCATGGAAGTCATAGTTTGCCGCGTCACCTGATGGCGCAGAATAAAGATTCGCAGTACCTAATTTAGTGCTGTAGTTGTAAGCTGAAAAGCCTGCATTAGCAAAAGCACTGTCAGTATCCTTAATACGCATTTCACCACCATCGTTATGTGAAATTACAAGTCTGTTACTTGCATCAACACTTGCAACAATGTTTGTAAATCCGTGTGCGTTAATTGCGTTTGCAAATAAGTCAGCATCGCTTGCCGCTCCTGTTGCAGTAAACGCTAAAGCTACACCAGATCCCATTGCAAGTTGTCCTACGATGCTTTCTGCCATTGTAAAGTTTTTGACACCTGCACCAAAAGTACTTGCTGTAATTGCACTTGATGTAATTGTTGTAGCACCTGAAGCATTTCTAGCAAAAATAGTAAAGTCAAATTCTTCATTTTCTGCTTGAGTAGTATGTGCTTTAATATACAATGAGCCAACTGCAAGGTTAATACCTCCACCTGACTTATCTAAATTAAATAATGCTTCTTCGTGTGTTCTATGCACTGGTGCTGGTTTGTCTTCCCAAAGTTTTGTAGTTGAATTCCAAATTTTAACTTTGTAATTCGCACCTAAGTTTGCATCTGTAGTTTTAAACCAAATAGATCCTGAAGGTCTTGTCTTAGTATCTGCTGTTTTAAATTCAGGAACGTTAGTGTGTGGTTTAATTTCTAATGCTGGAGCATAGTAAGTACCAGCAGTGATTCCTACATCAGCTAATAATGTTCCTGATGCACCTGCTGTAATTGCTATTGCACCATCATCATCAGTAGAACCATCTGTAGTTGAACTTCCGTCACTGTAAATGTAAATTTTTCCATCTACAACTTGTGCAGTAACACCTGTGATTCCAGCCGCATCTATATTAGTTTTTAGATTTGCAACTGTAGTTCCTGCAAGTGTAACAGTCGTTCCATTAATGATAATAGTTTGCCCGTTTGTTAAGGTTGGATTTGCAGTTGAACCTTGGATAGTTGGCCAACTTTTTACCCAGTCAGCTGTTCCTACTTTTACCCAAGCACCGCTTGTATTTTTGTAAAAAACCTTATTCAACGTGGTTGTTGTAACTACAGCATAATCACCTACTTGCCCTACTGAACCTTTTGGTAGTCCTGAGCTTGTTTCTCCAACTTGTTGTGAAACGTTGGTAATAACTAAAGGAACTTTATTAGTGAATGACTGTCCACCAGTAACAGTTGCCGCATTTCCGTTCCATTCAAATATACCATATTTTGTTAATGCTGTGTCAAACCAGTATGTGCCGTTTGCTGGAGCCGCCGCTGGAGCACTTGCACTTGGTTCTATTTCGCCCAAGTCTATATCTGCTCTTACAACAAATGCTCTATTGCTCACACCTAAGTATGAGTAAGCCGCTTGTAGTCCATACTCGTTAAGCTCGCCGCCGTTGATTGGATTGTTGTTAACATCAGTTTGGAAAATTGGATCTCCAAATGTGTCTGATAAATCTCTTTGTGATGTAATTAAGAAAGGAACGCCTGCATTTGCTTTTGTTGTTCCTCTTGCTGTTCCTGTTCCCGCCGCGTTTGTTTTGTCTTGTTTAGACGCAACAAATATCATAGGCGTAGTACCCGGTTCAGCTGGTGTGTAAAAACTTTCGTCGATTACACTAACCTGTACT